TACTCGAACGCATCAAGGCAGAGAAAGAACGCCTTATCAAAGAAGGTAAAATCAAACGTAGCAAGCGGTCAAAAGCTGCTTGTGATAAGCCCCATTATCCCTATGAACTGCCGAAGGGGTGGTGTTGGACGACAATAGAAGATGTTTGTTCAAAAATAGGTTCTGGCAGTACGCCAAAAGGTAGTAACTACTCAAAAGAGGGCATTCCTTTCTTTCGATCACAAAACGTGCAAAACTTTGGGATTGTTTTATCTGATATAAAATACATATCTGAGGAGGTACATCAATCAATGAAAGGAACCGAGGTTATTGCTAACGATTTATTGTTGAATATTACAGGTGGTTCATTAGGTAGGTGTGCGGTTGTTCCAATTAATTTTAAGATAGGAAATGTTAGTCAGCATGTTTGTATTTTGCGAACAGTACTCGTTAAGCCTGAATATTTGCACTGTTTTATTTTGTCTTCTTTCTTTGCAAAAAGCATGAAGATAACTGGAAGTGGACGTGAAGGTTTACCCAAATATAACTTGGAAAAGATGCTTTTCCCATTACCTCCAATACATGAACAAGAAAGAATTATAATTGAGGTCAAACAACTACTGAATTATATTGATAAACTTGACACATGTCGTGGCAATCTGATAGAATTGGTATCACATGCCAAGTCTAAAGTTCTAGACCTTGCCATTCACGGCAAACTCGTACCGCAAAACTCATCGGACGAGCCTGCAAGCGAACTGCTCAAACGCATCAACCCAAAGGCTGAAATCACTTGTGATAACCCGCAGTATGGAAAGCTGCCGAATGGATGGTGTGAAGTTCAATTGGGAGACGTATTCAATCATAATACTGGTAAGGCATTGAATGCTTCAAACACAGAAGGTTCTATGAAGAGATACTTGACAACCTCAAATGTCTACTGGAACGCATTTGATTTCACAACAGTCAAGCAAATGTATTATAAAGATAGCGAGTTGGATAAATGCAGTATAACCAAAGGAGACTTGCTTGTTTGCGAGGGTGGCGACGTTGGCAGAGCTGCTATATGGAATTTCAACTACGATATTTGCATACAAAACCATCTTCATAGATTGCGTCCCAAGCTTGGGGACTTATGTGTGTCATTGTATTATTATGTATTCTACTATCTTAAAGTGAATAACATGATAGGTGGAAAAGGTATTGGCTTGTTAGGATTATCATCAAATGCTTTACACAAACTTCATGTTCCACTGCCGCCAATAAACGAGCAACACCGCATAGTAGCCAAAATAGAAGAACTATTTACTCAACTTGACAAGATTGAAGCATCTTTGTAAATTTCAAATTTAGCCATCGTAAGTGCCATACTTACGGTGGCTAAATGGTATAGATACGATTACCAAGTGACTACTTTATCAACTATCTTCTGCTGCTCACTTGCTGTGCGACGCAGATAGATACGTGTTGTTTCGATGCTCTCATGCCCCATGAGGTCGGCAAGTAAGGCGATGTCGTTGAACTTCTCCAAGAAGTTCTTGGCAAAGCGGTGGCGAAACGAGTGTGGATAGACCACCTCCCGATTGATGCCGTAGTTCTCGGCAAAGTGCTTTAGCTGAATGGCAATGCCACGAGTAGAAAGACGGTTTCCTGTGCGATTGGTGAAAAGATAGCCTGTTGTCAAGTCACGTTCTTTCAACCATTTTGCAGCTTCAGTGCAAAGCTTCTTGGGGATGTAGATACGGCGCATTTTTCCACCTTTACTATATAGGTCAAGATAGCCTACATTTACATGTTCCGCCTTAATTTGCAACAATTCGCTGACACGTGCGCCAGTGGCTGCCATAAACCATACGATGAAATACCATTGGTCATAACCATCGGATTTCAACTTTGTTTTAAGAAACTTGTAATCGGCATCGCTGATTACATTTTCCAAGAAGTTTTTCTGCTGTGCTTTGACAAACTTCATTCTCAGTTTTTCCTGTTTGCTAAACTCTAGAAACTTGTTTACAGCTTGTAACCGTAGGTTTACAGTTTGTGGTTTGAAGTTCTCAACCAAATATCCCTTGTAAGCCAAGAGATTCTTCTTGTTCACTTCCTTGTAGTGTTCAAGATAATACGTCACCGTCCATACATACGATGTAATCGTATTTTCTGCCAAATTGGTCTTGGCAAGATACGCTTTGAATTGTGTTATCATATTGTTTCTGTTTATTAAACATGAACAATATAAGATGACGTATCCCGCATTATCGCAATCGGCCTAAGGGGTGGGCGGTTGCGCCTATGCAAATGCTTTGCTCTTTGGTTGATGGTGAGAAGCAAAGTGGCTTCGAAAGAACTAATCTTGATGTGAAGTTTCTGCGTGGCGAACGTGAAGCAAAAGCTTTGTCAGCAGGCAAATATGTAGCAGCAAACACACTTTTGATATTGGTAGATGGCGAGAACTCAGGAGAAGTATTCCGTACTCCTGTTGAGGGTTATCAGGGCAGCACGTTTAAGCAGTTGGCAATCAATGATAACATGTACACGGACTACGTTCTACAAGTTATCAACCTTCATCGCAAAACATTGCGAGAAAATAAGGTCGGTTCAGCCATTCCACACTTGAATAAAAAGCTATTCAAGACAATTGATGTGCCTATACCGCCCTATGAAGAACAACAAAGGATTGTAAATGCTATTAACGAAGCATTTGCAACCCTTGATGCGATAGCCAAGAATTTATAAATTGCAATTTATAGAATCAAGAATACTGAATGTTTGTTCTAAGCATTCAACAATTCGAATTTGCTCTGACAGAGGAGGTAACAATAAGGTTATCTCCTCAAATTGTTTCTTTGTAATGTGCACCATTCCAGAACCATGACTATTCTTATAAAACTCAGAAATCATAGCTTGAAAAGCATAGAACAAGAATGCTTTATCTATAAATGGATACGGCTCTACTTTGAAAATATGCTGATTGAGCCAAGCGTTTTCCCCACTCCAAATATATGTACCAATAGATGCAGCCCATGCAAAAAGCAAATCGCCATCTTTTATCAAGTACTTTTGCTCATGTATGACCGAACTTCTATTATAAGGAGCATCTGCATCATTTAAGTTTTGAATGCGTATAATAGGCAAACCGATAGACTCCCATTCTTCAGGCTTAAACGCCCGTCCGTTTGTATATTTTGCGACGTTTCCTACTTTTATTACCGCCCAACCTTTAGGCAATTTGCGATAATGCGGGATACGTCATCTTATATTGTTCATGTTTAATAAACAGAAACAATATGATAACACAATTCAAAG